GAAGATGACCTCGATGTGGACATGGATGTAGATGTCGATGTTGACAAAAAATTTGAAGACCCTACGAAAACGATACAAAAATTAACTGGTAAATTAGGTCAAAAGCTAAGAGAGTTTGAAGATGACCTAGATGCAGAGATGATAAAGTACGTAATTAATTCTGTTATTTCAGCTGTAGATACAACTCAACTAACAAGTGAAGATGTTGAAGACATTACAGAAAAATTAGAAAATGAAGAGGATATCGAATATAGTGAAGAGGGTGAGTTTGATGTGGATATTAGTGGTGAAGAAGAATTAGATTTAGATTCTGAAGATATGGATTTAGATTTAGATTTAGATGGTGAAGATATGGAGTTAGAAGAAACATCTACACACAAAGGAGAACAAGATACTCATGAAATGTGGGCAAATTTAGCAAAAATAGCTGGAGCGGCAGCAGTTGGTGCAGCAAGTGATAGATTTAGTGAAAAACATTTAAGTGAAGAAGAAGGGGAAGAAGAAGTAGAGATGATGTCTAAAAGTATGGATTCAGATGAGGTATCTGATGTAGTTAATAATATAGAAGATATATTTAATGAGTCTAGACCACAAAAAATTAATAAATCATTAAAAAAATATTTTAAATACACTAAGGGAGAACTACAAGAAAAAGAAGATGTAGAGTTAGTAAAAGAACACCTTAAAAAAGAGTATATAAATAAAAAAATTAAAGAAAGTAAAGTAAAAAGAAAACTAAAAGATTCTTTTAAAAGTTACGAACAAGAAGTGTTAGTAAAAAGTTTCCTTAAAGAAAACTCTGGATTTCGTCCTATAGGTCAAAATAAAAGAGGTGATATTGTATTACAAGAAAACAATAGAGTAGTTCAGATAACAGCAAAAGGAAAATTTATTAAGTAAAATGAAATTGGTTTATGTAAATGAGCTCGGACCTAATTTTAAAGGAAATTATGTTTATGAGTTCATTTTTTCTTCTAACACCGATGTGTGGGGTGAAGAGTGGGATAGTAGCCCAGCAAATGGGAAACCACAGCCACCAGACGTGGAGTATGTAGACAACGTGGGAATCCTATCTAAAGAAGGAATAGAGTTTTCTTTAGTACAAGAATCAGACTATTTTTCTTTTGTGGACTCTATTGATGATGTTGTTGCATTAGCATGGGAGAAAGAAAAAGAAGATGAGTTAGACATTAACATAGAAAAAAGATTGGTGTTTAGGTTTGGTGACACTAAAGAAATGGTCAACGATAAATTATATATTAGAGATTTAATTTTAGAATACGATGAAAAAACAGAACTTAAAAATAGATAGGATTGATTTATATGGTAAGTTAACAAAAAAAGGTATGAGCTTAAGTACACTTTTAGAGTTTAGTGATAGGCAATTACTTACCCTGTCTACTAGATTATTAGGGGAAGAAGATACCAAATCAGACATACTAAAAAAACAGTTAGAGGTACAAAAAAAATACGAACAGGACATGGCTCAAATAAATCAAGAAAAAGCCAATGTTATGGACACTAACGAAGACGTTACCGACCCTAGATTTCCCGAACCAAAAAAATATAAAGATTCTGAAGGCAAAGAAATGGAAGTTTTGGAGGATGATGAGTTAGAGGAAATGATAATGTCAGGTGGAGCACCAGAACCAGAAACATCTTTCTATAATCCAGACGCTGAAGGATTTCAATCACAAGGACCTATGGATTCTTATGGTGGTGATGGTGACGATGAAGGATTTGCCGGTACTTTTAATGAAAATTTAGGTTTTACAGAACCTAAATACTCTTTCAAAAACCCAAACGAAAAAGGACACCAGTCAGACGGACCTATGGGACATAGTGCGGGAATACACGAAGATGATTTAGAAGAGGACGATGAGTTAACTAAATCATATAAAGACGTACATGGGATGGATACCGACCAAGACGCACCACAAATAGGACCGGACAATGATTCAAACGCTGATGACGGAATGGGTATTTTTGAACGTCCACTAACAAAAAAAGAATTAATTGAAGTTGCTGTCTCTCAAAAACAATACAACTTCTATCAACTAGTACACGCATGTAAAACAAGTAAATATAAAGACTGTGGTGATGGACGTAATGACAATGCTGTATTAAATGCCGCAAAATCAATGTCACTCACATCAATAGAAGATTATACTAAAACAGAAAATGTAGATAATTTACCTAAAGAAAAAACAGAGTCAATGGATGGTATAGTTGTAGAGAATTGGTTACTTAATTTAGTAGAAAAATATGAAAGACCTCAAATGTCTAAAAAAGACTTAATACAAACTATAAAAGAAATGAAGACTATGGATGTTGAAGTAGAGGCCATGACTGACCCGGATGTTGAGGATGCTGCTTTAGAATTACCTTCTTGGTTAGATTTTGATAGTTTATTTACTGGAGACACTCCTTTGACTATGCCTGAACCAACAACCAAACCAACAACAACACCACTAAAAACACCTAAAAAACCAGGTCGTAAAAGTCCATACCAACCAAAACATAAACCTAAACCAAAGGCATATAGAGAGTAATGAAAAAAGATATTGTAGTAACTAAAGAACAATTAGATAAATTATATCGTTCATTAAATGAAGCCCCTATAGATTACGGTGATTCACCAGAAAGAATGGACCCAACACTTCAGAATAAATTGGAGACTGGTGATTTTCCAGGTGCTGGTAGTGAAGCTTACCCTAGTGTTGACCCAAGTGGTATACCTAACACTTTTGAAGAATTGGTTGCCTCTAAAAGATTTAAAGATGTTGTTGAAAAGGTAAAACATTATACGGGTATAGAAAATGTTACTCCAGAAAGTTTTGGTCAATTACAACAAATGTTAATGGGTTCAGTCCAAAGAATATTCCAAATAGAATCACAAAATAAACAACAGCTGGAGGAATTAGCTGTAAGAATTGTTAAAGAAGACATGTCAGTACCAGATGACGCATTACAGTTTGATGCTAAAATTGTAGGTATGGGAGAAATAGACATGAGTGGAATGAATCCTGGAGGTGAACAGCAACAGCAACAACAGCAACAACAGGACTCGGAGGAAGAAGCTATGGAGGAGTTCGAGGATTTTGATATTGAGAAGGAAAAAAGAAGATTTCTTAATCAGTTAATCCAAGGAGCTTCTAAAAAAGGACATTACATGTTTCACATGGTTAATGAAGAACTTAATAACATAGACCCAGATTTAATTAATCTTTACGGTATTATGATGTCAGTAAATGATTTAGTTTACTGGATTATGCCTGACCAAACTACCATGATGATGGCTCAAAGTGGTTCTGGTATGGCGGGAAAAGAAGAGGTGGACCCAGATACGGACCCACCTACTGTAAAAGCACGTGGGATAACTTTTCCAGTTTTAGTGCATGAATTAATAAAAGGGGTTATGGAGGTACTTGCAACTCAAGGGTTACCAGACGACCCAAGACAAGCTCAAATGGTTATGGATTCTGAAGATACCTTAACTGCAGAGGTTTGGGATTTAAGGTTAGGTCCAGTTATTTGGGAAAAGTTTAGGGAAGCCTACCCACATGATTTAATGCAAGACGATAAAAGAGAAGTACAAAATTACTTATTTAGTGAATTTGCACGTATGGATGCAAAAGAAATGTTTAGACTAACTAAAGACATCTTATCCGATTCTGACAGAGGGAGAGATGAGTTAAAAAGAATCGTTAGAGATATTATAAAAGAGATGAGTAAAACAGACTACGAAGATAGTTACCCTGAAGAAACCCCAGAACCAACCCCAGAACCAACAGGTACCCAAGAGAAAGAACTGGATATGGATATGGTATTAGATAAGATATTTACCCAGGGAATGGACAAACTAACTCCACAAGAATTAAAATTTTTAAGAAACCAATCCAAATAACATCTCATAATAACTCTGTCGATATTTATAGTATATGACTAGAGAAGAATTATTAAAAGAATATGTAAAATGTGTAGGAGATACTCCCTACGCATTAGAAACATATTTAGAAACTTACGACAACACCAAAAGTTCTTACGTTCCTTTTAAATTGTTTCCTGAACAGGTAACAATGATTGAGGATTATGAAAATTTTAATGACAACATAGTTTTAAAATATAGACAAGCCGGTGTATCAACTGCGACAGCAGCTTGGGTCTCAAAGAAATTACAATTTGCCTCTAAAGATAAACCAGAAAAAATACTTGTATTAGCCAATAAACTAGACACTGCTTCAGAAATGGCAAATAAAATTAAAGGTTTTATTCGTCAATGGCCTGACTGGTTAAATGTTGGTTTTGATAAAGATAAAAATTCACAAAAACACTATAAATTAACTAATGGGTCAGAAGTAAAAGCTGTCGCTACTTCAGTGGATGCACTAAGGGGATACACACCAACTATATTAATTTTTGATGAGGCGGCATATATAGAAACCGGTCAAGATTTGTGGGCAGCATGTATGGCTTCCTTAGCAACAGGGGGTAAAGTAATTGTCATATCTACCCCAAACGGTTTTGACGCTATCTATTATGAAGTATTCGACCAATCAATCAGACAATTAAATAATTTTAAAATTAGTAGATTAGTTTGGTACCGGGACCCAAGGTTTACTAAAGATTTATATTTTGTAAAAACTAAAGATATTGTACATTTTTTATTAAATAGAGATGAATATAATGAAACAACATTATTAAGAAATGTAAGGGATGAAGAGTTTGAGTTATTAATATCTAAAGGTTATAAGCCTTGTTCTCACTGGTTTGAAGAGATGTCTAAAAAATTAAAGTTTGATAGACGTAAAATTTCACAAGAGTTAGAATGTGCATTTTTAGGTTCTGGGGATAATGTCATACCTACGGAAACATTAGATATTTTAGAAAAAGACATTAGAGAACCTATAGAAAAATGGGTAGGTAATTCTATTTGGGTTTGGGAACCCCCAGTTGAAGGACATAAGTACATTATGGGGATTGATGTTTCAAGAGGGGATAGTGAAGATTCTACAGGATTTGTCATTATTGATTTTGATGAAAGAGAACAGGTGGTTGAATACTTAGGTAAAGTTCCACCAGATATCGCTGCCGAATTAGCACATAAGTGGGCACTTAAATATAGTTGTTTTGTAGTAATTGATATTACTGGTGGTATGGGGGTAGCTACCTCTAGAAAAATGTTAGAGTTAGGATATAAAGATTTATATTATGAAGGTGTTAACCCTAATGAAATGTGGAAATTTAACCCATCTGAAAAAACTCCAGGTTTAAACTTTAACAATAAAAGGGTTCAAATAGTACAAGCTTTGGAGGAACAACTACGAACTGGGTTTAAGATTCGTTCTCGTAGACTGTTTAACGAATTTAAAACGTTTGTTTACATCAATGGAAGACCAGACCATATGAGGGGGGCACATGATGACTTAATAATGTCCATAGCGATGGCATTGTACATAGCTCAAAACTCATTTACCCAATTAAAAAATAGTGTAGCTCAAACAAAAGCTATGTTGGGTGCCTGGTCAACAGATGAAAATAAATTTAGAAATAGTGATAAACCGGTGTTTACACCAACAACTGTATCACCAAGAGGACTACCACCTAACTCAAACGACCCTAAAGACTATTTATGGTTATTAAGTGGATTAAAATAAAATTATGGCATTAGCAAGAAAACGTGATAGTATTAGTAATTATGGACCCAGTTTTGGTGGGACTAGAAAAAAATCTGGTAAGTACCTAAGACAGGCCTTATATCAAACTGTATATGCGTGGAGACCATTTGAACCTGATTTTACAACTAAAGCTCAACAAGCTGCATTAGCAACAATAAAAAATTGTTGTGAAACTTGCGAAGGTAAAACAGTAGATAATTGTGTTACTTATGTGTATGGTGGTCAATGTGAACCAACTGTAGTTCCAGCATACGTAAGGTGTGAGTATGTTGATTAATGGGTTTACAAATAAGATATAAACTTTATATTTAGAAAATGGCACAAAATAATTTAACAGTATTTCAAAGGTTAACCCAACTATTCGGGGCAGCAGGACCAACCACCCAAGTAAAAGATACGAAATCTTATGCGTTCGACAAAAAACAACTTTTAAGAACTAAAGATAAGAATAAGTATGAACAAGAAAAATTACAAGGGCAACAAGCTTCTTATTTACAGAATCAATGGTCTAAAGTAGAAAGTAACTTATATTCTCAAGCTGTTTATTATGAACCAACAAGAATGGCTTCGTATTACGATTACGAATCAATGGAATTTACACCCGAAATTTCAGCTGCTTTAGATATAATGGCTGAAGAATGTTGTACTATAGGTGAAAGAGGTTTTATGTTAAACATATACTCAGAATCTAAAAGGATAAAAAGTATTTTAGGTGATTTATTTAACAATGTTTTAGATATAGAAACTAACCTACCTATGTGGACTCGTAACACTTGTAAGTATGGTGATAATTTTGTTTATTTAAAATTAGACCCTAAGAAAGGTATTGTGGGGGCAAGTCAGTTAGTTAATATAGAGATTGAGAGAGTTGAGAAAGGCATGAAGGTGGTACAGTATAGAACTGACCAAACTGACGAAGAAAGAGAAGTTAAATTTGCTTGGAAACCTAAGGATATGGAGTTTAACACTTGGGAGGTTGCTCATTTTAGACTTTTATCAGACGATAGAAGATTACCATATGGGACATCTATGTTAGAAAAATGTAGAAGGATATGGAAACAACTACTTTTGGCTGAAGACGCCATGTTAATTTATAGAACTTCTAGAGCACCGGAAAGAAGAGTGTTTAAAGTTTATGTGGGTAATATGGATGATAAGGATGTCGAACCTTATGTACAAAGAATCGCTAATAAATTTAAAAGGGACCCTATTGTTGATAATGACACTGGTAATGTGGATTTAAGGTACAATCAAATGGCTGTTGACCAAGATTATTTTATACCTGTAAGAGACCCTAATTCACCCAACCCAATAGACACTTTACCTGGAGCTCAAAATTTAAGTGAAATAGCAGATATAGAATATATACAAAAGAAACTTCTTGCTGCGTTAAGAATCCCTAAAGCATTTTTAGGTTTTGAAGATGTTGTTGGTGAAGGTAAAAATTTAGCTTTACAAGATATTAGATTTGCAAGAAGTATTAATAGAATACAAAAATCTATGGTTCAAGAATTGAATAAGATTGCAATTATTCATTTATATATGTTAGGTTTTGAGGATGAATTAGAAAACTTTACATTAGGATTAACAAACCCATCCACACAATCGGAACTATTAAAAATTGAACAGTGGAAAGAAAAAATTACCCTTTACCGAGATGCTACAACTGATGCTGGTAGTGGAATTCTTCCTGTGTCATCAACATGGGCAAAGAAAAATATTTTAGGTTTTTCAGACGAGGAAATAAAATTAGATTTACAACAACAAAGAATAGAAAAAGCTGTAGGTGAAGAATTAAATCAAACCGCTACAATAATTAAATCTACGGGATTATTTGCTAACATAGATAAATTATATGGTGATGACCCGGGAGATGATGGTGCACAAGAAGCAGCCGCAGGTGGTGAGATGGAGTCACCGGCAGATACTGGATTAGAAACTGGTATGGACGAAACACCACCAGAAGGTGGGGACATGCCAGACCTAGAAACAGCGTCAATAGATAAATCTAAATTACCACTAATACTAGAGGGGAAAAATAATAATAATAGCCCCTACATAATCAAGGGTGGAAACACTCTGGACAGTGTTGCAAAAAAATTAGAAGATTTACTTAAAGAATAGATATTTATTAATAAAATATCATTATGTTCGGTAAATACAAACAATCAATAACTAATAAACTAGTTAGTACTTATACTAATAAAAAATTATTTAAAAAATCTTTTCATTCACTAATGAATGGATTAAGAGAAAATAAAACTTCGAGAGAGTTTTTTATTTTATATGGGGAAATAGAAAATAAAAGATTTGACGATACACAACTTGCAGAAGAATACCTTAGTGTTGTTATAAACACACTTAAAGATAAAAAATCTACATTAAAAATGCCTACTATCAAAGAAGGTAAAAAAGAAAACAAAATTTATTCACAATTAGATAGTTTAATTTTTAATGAGTCTGTAAAATCTTTAGAACAAAATTTACGTAACAAACGGTCATTAGTTAAACATTTAACAAGACCAGAAAACCCACTTAAAATAAATGAAGCCGTATCAACATCTATACTTAGTAGTTTAGTTAGTAGTAAATTTAACAAAAAATACGAATCCTTAAGTGAAGAAGAGAAAAAAGATTTAAAAAAATATATGGGAATAAATAAAAAAGCCCTACAAGAGGAATTTACCACTTCTAAAAAAGAAGTTATGGGAAAATTACAAGAATTAAAAGAATCTAACACCGATAAAGAAGTATTAAATAAATTAGATTCTGTTATCGGTCAAATAGATACACAAAGTCTTGATGGTGTTTCATTATACAAATTAAATAAACTTAAAGAAGAATTAAAATAAAAATTATGGATTTTTTTAAAAACATGTTAAGTAGTGAAGGTAAAGTATCTAGTAAGAGATTTGTTACATTTGTATGTCTATTATTTATGTTAATAGGGTATACAGCAAATCTATTTTGGGATTTTACTATCGAAAGTGATTTATTTCAATCGTTACAATGGATTGTAATGGCTGGTCTAGGATTTACTGCCGCAGAAAATTTTTCACCTAAAGCTGAAGAAATTGTAGAAGAGGAAAACCCTTCACCATCACACACAACTATTACTCACGAATACGATTACGAAGAAGAAGATATATAATCTTTGACATTCCTGTTAAAAAGTATTACATTTAAGTATAAAATATTTAAATATGAAAGCCGGAAAACAAGTAAAACTAAACGTAGACTCAAACTTTAAAACATACTATGGTAGTGTGGATACAAAGAACCCTAAATCTGTGTTCATAAACATTTCTTCTTGGTTCTCTCCATTGATTGAAGATGATGACATTTCTTTTTGGGATAGAAAAGTTAGAACGTTAAAAAGAAAAATAGTATCATCAACTACACACTCTATAAACCCAACTGTTTTTACTAAAAATAAAAATATAATAGATTTGGATATAAGGACAAGTGGAATTAAAACAGGTAAAAAAAGTTATATGAATTGTGAAGTAACTTTATTCCTAACCCAACCGTACAATATTAAATCAGATGAAGTAATGGGTAATGTAACAAACATAACAAATAATTTATTAACTGATATTTTTAAAGGTAGTTCAGAATTTAGTTTTACAAAAACAAAATAAATAAAATTACTTAAACATTTAACGTCAATAAAAAGTCTCTTAGGAGGCTTTTTTTTTTATGTTATAGATTAGGTGTGTTTTCTTGGTAGATTTATATTTATAAATAAACTCTAAGATATGAACATAGTAAAACCAGGCAATTTGGGAA